CCCATCCTGGCCTGCAATCATTGTACGCTCGACCGGGGATGGACTGACCGTGAAGTTACCGCGAAGTTGGTACTGGTTGCCATCCACAGACAGGAAGGCGATTCCAGCAAAGCGAATGGCCATCGTCGTGTCTCCTCAAGTTGAAGAAAGACGAGCACAGAATCAACTGTGCTCGCCAGTTTAGGAAAAGTGCTCAGCCGTTCAGAGCGAAGTCTGGCAGAAGACCAGTCATTCCAATCGTTGCCGGGTTCGGTCCGATGATCTGAGTGTCAAGGCCCCGGTCGTACTGCAGCCGGAATTGCGCCAACACCGCAAAGATACGAAGTTGGTTTATCAAGTCTGGACCATAGAGAACATTGACCCTGTTCGGATCATTTGGGTCACGCTCAACGATCAGATTCGCCTTGAATGCCTGAATGTTCTCAACGAGACCAACCCACATGTCTTGAACGTACTCAGCGATGAGCTCACCCTTGATGATGCCAGGCGTCACAATCGCCTGTCCAGGACCGAACCTGGTTCCATCATCTGCCAACTTCACACGCGGATACTTCGACGTGATCGCATGCCGCTGGTTCCTGATCAAGCGCGCGAGCGTTGCCAGCGTCGTCACCAACTCGTATGCGTCGTCGCGGAAGCCATACAGATTGAGTTGGTAGGTGGTGGATTCACGCGAAATCATCGGCTGGTTATCAGATCCTGCCTTCTGGGTCGCAATCCCATTCGTCGCAAGCGAGTTGAGCTCGATTGTGTCAAAGCGATCCTGGAGCGGGGCAAGCTTGACCGTGCTCAAGGACAATGTCTGCAACGGTCGCGCCGGATCATTAGTAAGCGCACGTTGTGCCTTCGCGACATAAGCAGCAGTCCACTCGTAAACTGGCGACGGCGCAGTCAATTCAACACCCATGATCGACGTGACGCCGCTGTTGCGAGTTTGCCCAAAAGTGAGAAGGTCCGGATAGATTCCGCGCCGAGCAGAAAAGATATGGCCATAGAGTTGTCGTCTCCACCCCCAGCGACCAACATCTTCAAACCCGTATTCAAGTTCCCAGGCATTGAGCGAGGTCGAGTCAGTGTAAGGCATGGCGACATACTCGAACGGCTTCTCCCCCAAGTTCGCAATAGCCGTATCGAACTCAGGTACACCAGTGCCACCAGTCATGAAACCAGTCGCCGGCAGCGTGAGAATGAGACCGACCGGCGTTTGCTCTCCGCCAATTGTCCCATAGTAGTTCACGTCAATACGAATATCGTTGCCGCTGAGACCACGCCAAACACAAGTAAGCGTAACATCATCACCTTGTGCCGACGCTGTGACTGGGAGGTCTTCGTGGTCGTTGACTCGCTCAGCAATCGTAGCAGCAACTTCGTCCGATGTGTCAGACGCTGAGATGTTGACCGGAACGTGCTGACCACCGATGTAAAGATGGATCGTTCCCGCCTCAGTCTGCGGAGACGTGACTGTGATCTTCGCAGTCGATGGCTCAGCACCTGAAGGCTCCGGTACGCCCAGACCCCAGACCTCATTTGCGAAGTTGTTTGCGAAGAATGATTTGAACATCCTCGCCAACTCTGAGCCAACGCCAAAGTTGTTGTCAGCCTGAGTCTGGCTACCAACAGCAATCGGAACATTCGCCACAGCCTTCCCAAGAACCTCAGTGACTGTAAGCCACTGGAGGTTGAACGTCGCACCAGTACCAGCGCCACTTGAAGTGACTTGTGGTACCGGGTTAGTCGGTGGCGTCGCACCAAACGGGATGCTCCCATTGTCGATGACCGCTACCGATGTAACCACACCGGCCGCTACCGCCACGACCCTGAGATGAACATCATTGCCGAGTGTGATCGTGTCATTGACAGCATAGCCAGTTCCACCAACAGCAATGTTCGCCGCGCTCACCTCCTGGAATTTCTCGGCAATGTCATCAATCCACGTGAGGTTGAACGTCGCTCCTGTCCCAGCACCACCAGTAGAAAACTGCGGTACTGGGTTGGGCGGCGGAGCTGTGGTCGCCGGAATGCTGCCGCCAGACGTTACTGTCGCGGTCGTCACCGCTCCACCCGTGACGGTCGCGACAACAAGATGGATGTCGTTGTCGAGCGAAATCGTGTCACCGACAATGTAACCCGACCCACCAGCAGCGACCGCTGCGGTGCCGACTTTCTTCGTCGCCGCTCTCATAATCCCAACCAAGAGGCTGGGTTGATAGAGAACGGGAAGACCAGCTTTCGAAGGATCGACCTCAACCCAGTAGAGTGGAATTTTGAGGTCAGCAGGAATTTGACTGAAGCTGATAGGCATGACCCTATCTCCTTTCTCTATGGATTAGGTTCACTCCGGCTTGTTAGCCCGTTGCTCGCGCACACCACGCTGCTGCAGCACTGGCCTCACAGGCTCTGGCTGCTGCTGTTTCCTCTTGGTCGCATCCTCTACAATCCTGATGCTGCCTTCGCGAAGTCTGCGATGGGTGAAGCGGTCAAGCGGCCATTCAACTGTACCTCTTGAACGAAAAGAGGTTCCATTTGGATGGACCAAGACGTGGCGCAAAGCCTCGCTCGTCGGTTCTACGCGGACGCGCTCTCGCTTCCTCGCTGCAGCGAGCGCCGCAATGTGCCTAGGATGGGCCTTCGGCCCCGACGGAGCGGCGGCTTGCCGGTTCGCCTTCTGCTGCTGGCGATATTCCTGCTGATGGGGCAGAGCCGTGGATGAGAAAGGATTATAGGTGGTAGCCATGTTCTCTCCTATGGATCAGGTGGCAGTGGCGTGGGCACGCTGTCTGGGGCGAACTCGTAAACTACTTTGACCTGATGCGTCTCAGACTGACCTTGCGCATCACCAGGTGGGAACGCCGTGGTTACAGTAATGCGTTCCAAGTCTGGGAACTCGGTGGGGCACCAGCTGGTGCGGAATCTAAACACCAGCTCTAACAGTCGCTCGACTACAGGCATCTCCTGCGTCGCCCCAGTCACGCCCCAGCGCTCGCGAACACGCCCACGAATCACCCCTTCAAACGTAGTATTGTCAGGCATATTTGTTACACAACGATTGGTAAATGTATTGTCGCGAAATAATTGATTCATAATGAACCAAGTCGCCTGATCCATCATCTGTAATAATATATCACTGTTATTGTTCTTCATTATGATTTGAAAACCAATTGGCACCGCATGGTCTAAGCGAATATCGCCAGCATTTGGGTCGCCGTCCGGCGCCATATTCTCTTCGAGCAGATAGACGCCCAAGAAGGGAATCTGAACTGGACCGCCTGACTCAATAGGCAGAGCGCGATTGATGCGCTTACAAACGAAGGATGAAAAGAACGATGTTTGAGCTATGCGATCAAAAATCGCATTCATTATGACCCATGAATAACTCTGGGTGTCAGTGACCCCACCTGTGCCTGTCCACTTAACATCCATTACTGAACCGTCTGAGTCATGGTGGCTAGGCTGCGATTAAATTCTAATGGATGACTAGGAGAGAATTGAGCCTCGACCGTGTGGTTGCCCACCTTCAGAGACCAACCAGGAGACCAGGTAGCGGCACCGTTCTGAAGTGTCACGTAAGCTCGAACTATGCCATCAACTTTAATACAAACTGTACCCTCTGGGACGAGCGAAGAGGATGAAACAGTCACAGTGAATATGGCCGCTTCTCCAAAAGTGCTTGGATTGGACGATGAATCCAATGCGGTCGTCGTCGCGAGAGCCGTTGATGCTTCCCATCTACGAATGGATAGTGTTGTCTCACCGCCCCCATTCGCATCGCCGTCTGTAACCTCGAAATCGCCTTCAGCTGGGATATTACCCTCTGCAGGAATATGGATCAGGTCACCCTGCATTGGTACAACCGTGAATTCAGCATCTCGAACATCGAGAATGGTCTTCTGATCTGAAGAGATGGTTACGCCATCCAAGCCCCCGATGTCAACTGGATCTGTGGTGTAGATACCGCGTGCCGTGTAGGCTGGTGCCCCTGGCTGCGACACTAGCGGGGTAATTACAACCTCTCGTGCCCACATATCATAGTTGGGCAGATAGATCATCGTTGAGAAATCTACCGCCATTGAATTTCGCTCTCCATAAGATCGCTCATGCGCTTGCATAATGTCTCAAACAACACTTCACGTAGGATTGGTCGAGTTGATCTTCTGTAGCCTGGTCTGGCCATATTTTTGCGCGAGGTTGGCCAGATGCGGGTCACTGCCGTCTTGTCGTTCACAATCTCTATGTTGGGATATTTTCGCCGCATATCCTTGACTTGCCATTCCATCAAGCCTGCTGGTACATGCTTCTTTCCAAACTCATCAATTGTCTCAGTCATGCGATCAAAAGTCTGTTGCAATGATTCAGATTCTATTTTGATAGTGAGGCTCATATCCAGATTCTCATATATTGGCGCAGGAAAGTATCAACCAACTGGCGACCTGGGCTCTTACCGCCTGAAGTATTGAGTTTCGCAATTGTTGCATTGACGTCGAAGAACATCACTCGCGCACCCTTGTGAGATAGCTGGCGAATACCCGAGACGGCTGCTTGTTGTAAAGCAATTTTTTCATCGCGTATAAGCATCGCCGTCGCCTGCTTTAATGGCAGCGGTGCTTCATCAGGCAGCTGGTAACCCCCGGTGTATTGAATGACAACAGATTGATCCCATTGCGATGATTCAGCCTGATACAGAGCTACATTTGAAAGCTTGCCCGATGCTTCTTCAAGCTCAAACACCGGCCAATCGTACCCAGCCGAAATTACGCCAGTGATGTCTGTCTCTTTTACAGGCCAACGTGTCAAAAACACCCGCCCATCGTAAATCTCGCGCCAAGTTTCCACAACCGTCTCTTTGGCGAATGTCCGATTACAAATCTCAGCGATGTAGGCTGAATTGATGGAAATCATCATTGTCAGCCATTCATCCTGTGAGGTGTCCGTGCTGGGTATATTCAAATACAGCTTAGCTTCATCCAGGGTGAGGAAATCATAACTGTCAGCTGCCTGGATTACTTTGACTGTGACATCTGCCATCAGCGCGTCTCGATGTTGAATTGTTCGAATAACTCGCGTAGTTCGATTGTCTGGTTGGTGCCATCAGACATGGAGACAGCCAATTGATATTTCTGCCGATCAACTTTCCAACCAGTGATCTTGGTGCCCGGCTCACCGCGAGCTCCGCGTTCCCCACGCTCGCCACGTTCACCGCGTTCACCTTTCTCACCCGCTACTCCGCGACGCCCGCTCGCCGCTAGCATCTGCCAATCTTCCCCTGGACAGACCCCTGGAGCATCCTTGAGTGCTATGAATGAACTGCTGTCCTTCATCACCACA